ATTGCCTGCTTCGCTTGGTTGTCGAAGATTGCAGCGAAGTCGAACACGTTGTCCATACCTGTTACGTTGAACGTCTGGAACTCTTCCGTAAACGTTACGAACGACAATGCCTGCTGTGCAGATGATCCCTGTGAACCTGTCGGGAAGTCGGTCATAGCCGAGCCGTTGGTAGAGGCATTGCGGTTGAAGTAGTAACCATATACAGGACGCTGAACGGATTTCTTAATCTCGTCCACGTTCATAATGGTTTCAAAATACTGTTGGTTGTCGAGGGCGTAAGATAGAACTGCTGTATCTTTTTCACGCAGTTCGTTAGCGTTAAGCCCTGATTTTACACGACCCTGAAAACCCAATAAGGCTGAGTCATAAAAGTTAGCTGCCATTGCAGAATGAATTTAATGTTAGAAAATGTTGTTTCGGTTATCGGTTGCACAGCACCCGATGCGTAACGGAACATCCGCATTCACTAAACCCATGCACGGCATAAGGTAGGAATTGATTAGAAGAACGCCTTGCTAATCTGTGTAAAGGTAAATAAAGTATTTGAAATAAAAAAGCCAACTAAGAATAGTCGGCTCAAAAAACGCACTGATATGAAAAAATCTTTAATCCATACTATGCACCACTAAGCGCATGTAGTCGGGGTGGTTGGTGTCGATTGGTTGTGATGTGCAAGAGGCGTGAGTAATTAGCTGCGGGAATGGGTCAAGTGTTACATTACCTACCCCAATATTAATTGACCATGTAGCCTCACTCACCACCTCGCATTGTTGCGTTTGTTCTGCGTTTGTGTGTTCCATAAGTCATTGTTTGACGTAAATATACGGCATTTCGGATAATTCTATTAAAATGGTGGTTAGTTCGCACATGGTTACTATCGTTTACATGGGTAATTAATAAGCCTGTACGCCATATTCATTGACTTTTGCAGGCTGGGGTGAGAGTGGAAGAAAATAAACGTTTCGCCACCTATATCACCATAAGTAAAATCGTTTGATTCGGGGCGTATCTGCTTAGCTTGCTTTTGCGCCCACCTTGCGATAATCATATCGACTTCGTTCATTTCGTGTTCGTGACTCATAATAGTTTGACATTTGCAGCAAATATACAAAAAAGCGGGACTACTTTATTCGTCCCGCCTAAAATGTTTAGCACATTTTGCCGCCTTTTTTCTTACCTTTTGCCATAGGTGTAAAATTACCAAAAAAAGGCGAGTGTAGAAACACCCGCCCCAAATTGAACACTTATGACCACAAAACCTACTTATTACTCGCTATCATCTCATTCGCCATCGCTGTACGTGCTGCTGCCCTTCCTTCAGGTGTCCTCATGTCGTACTGTGATTGCACCCTCTGCAATGCTGCATCGTGGTCAAATGCACCTGCCTTACGTGCCGCCCCTGCTGATGTGGAGTGGCTGAACGGCTTACCGTTACCCGATGGTGCTGCACTCGCTGATTCAACCCATGTTTCGTTCGATTTATACAGTTCTGCAACCGCATCTTTGAACAATACAGGCTTCTCCAACTTATCCTTTACAGGCATACCCGTCTGTGCATCTACCGCTATGCCGTTTTCGCCTATTTTAAGGCGTGATTTTACACGGGCGATATGTTCATCCCTCGTGAGAAACTTATTGGCATTTTCGGGGATTGTAGAGGCGTAGCTATCGTATTCCAAACGCTCGGTGTACTTTGTTTCCCACTCCTTAGCTTTGCGCTCATATTCAGGAATAGCCTCTTCCTGCAATTTCTTGATAGACGCTTCGAGTTCCTGCACCTTCTTATTCGGCTCAATGTTAGCCTTTGCAAGCCCTTTCGCTTCCATCGCCTCCATCACCTTTTCGATGTTCTTTGCGTCCTTAGTTGACAACCCCAATTCGTACTTTTCATTCAGGGTCTTACCGAGTATTTCAGGATATGCCTGCTCGTGTCCTTTCTTGACGTTCGCTTTCATTTCCTCAATATCGGTATCGGTGTAAACCGATCCCTGCGGAACTGTTATATCGACCTCTTTTGTGTCTTTGATGGCTGCTATCAACTGTTCGGGGTCGATTCCGAGTTGCTTCAACGCTGCCTTTGTGGTTGCTGTTATCATTAGAAGTTGAATTTAAGTTCGAAATTATACCCTACTACACGCCCCATCTGATAGGTCGGAACCCACTCGCATGTAGGATTCAGCGATACACCTACTTCTGCTTTATCAGCAGGGATATAGAATACGTGGTGGTTTGGCTTTCCTGAATTACGCCAGTCAACTTGCTTGTTTAGTTTGGCGATTGATTCAGCATCACGCTTGCATGTGCGCCCTGTTTCAAGTATTCGGGCATCGGTGCAATAACCCTCAACGCCACGACCCATCTTATACGGGTGTGTAGATGGTCTTGTAGCCATACGCACATCAACGGTGCATATAACCCATTCAGGTACTTTGGGTTTTGATGGGGTTGAAACGGGTGCGAACGATGCGTTTATCTCGCCCTGCGATTGTTCAAATTCTGCCGTTAGTTCGGCTGTGTCCTCCTTACGTGGTCTTCCTGCCATTGTATTTGTTTTTTATGGTTAACTAAATATTTCTTTCTCTAATACCCTAAACTCAAATTCAGACGTAAGCGTCATAAGTTTGCGCTGCTTATTCAGGTATTCCCTCACGCTATCGGTCTGAATAGTGAGGAACTGCAACAACAGATTCTGCACATTCGGGTAGTCGCTTAACGCTTTGTAGTCGTCCTGATACGCATCGTCTAACGCTGATTCCAACTCCACCGCCTGATTAACAAAGTCTTTCGGGTCGGTGAAACTGTAATTCATTTCAGGCGATTCACGCTGCACTATCACACCATAATCAGCCATATAATCCTGCAATACCTTTGCATGTCCTATCTCATCAGCTGATTCAGCCTGACAGAACGCTGCAATTGTATCATAGTTCATGTCGGCAAAGTGTATCTGCGCTGACTGATAGAATTGTACCGCTTTCCATTCGTCATTTATACGTGCGGTCAACCTATCTACCGCCTCAATTGGTAATTTGAGCATTTGTTTTAGTTTTAATCAACCTATCTAATTCGTACCCTGTGTAGTCATTATCGCCATCGGTCAACACCGCATATCGTCCGACTGTATCTTTCACGGTCAACCGCTTGCCTACTGCTGCATCTTGCATGTCCTTGTTCCGTTTTACCGTAACCTCATCGCCTATGTTAATCAGATTGCCGTAAGCGGTGTATATGTTTTGGTCTGCTAACTGGTCTTTGCTGATTCTGGTCAGGGTGTAGTTGCGCAAATCCTCTTTCACTCGCTGCTCCAATCCTTGGTCGGGCAATAACGCAAAATAATCATCCGTTAACGTAGCCTGCCATTCATCGAAAAATATCTTTTCCAACTTGTTTATATCGGGTATCGGGTATGTCATTACCTCTTGCACACTATCATGATAAAACGGCTCTGCAACGGCTAATATCTTGTACTTCCTGTACTCTATCGGATTGCGCTGATACTTGTTTTCGATGTACTCCATCGTAAGGCTCAATAGTTCCGCTTTAGTCGCTCCACCTTGACGGGCTTTAAGCAGCCTATCAAACGTAGCGTCTGCCGATTCTATCATGAACCTGTCACCGCCCATCACACCACTATCTATGTAGTCCCTGCCGTAGATGAACATACCCTGACCGTCTGCATAGAACTTCATGGCATCGCTATACCACAACGAATATAACGCCAACTGGTCAAGCATCGGCTGCTCATTTTGCTGCGCTTCGTATGCTGTACCTGATACATTGCCGCCATGACCCGCTGATACTTTAGTGCCATTACTACGAACGGATAAAACGCCCCATTGAGTATAGCGCACCATATCCTCTAGTAGCATGTCGTTATCCTTCATGTACTTCAACGCTTCCACGTCAACCGTCACATGCCCCATCGGTGGGACTGGGACAGATTTGTTTACGTCATTGGAGTAGTCTATCGCTAATACATCGCTGTGCTTCTGGAACGGATAAACCTTCTTGCCCTTACATTCAGGGCATGAGTAACTATCCACTTGCCCTGTACCCTCACATGTCGGACATGGTTGCAACACCATCCATTCCTTGGGATAAGCTGTACGGGCATAAGTAACGGCATACAATGATCGCCCGAATATGAGCGATGTCAGCAGTTCCATTGAGGGCGCAAGCGGTGAATCGAATACGCAATGCTCGTCTTTCGTACTCGCACCGTAGATGTCAGATACCACTTTCGCAGGTACACCCATAAACGCAAACGGGTTCGGTATCTGCGAAACGATAACAGGTTCACCCGATTGCTCCCATGTAATGATACGGTCGTAACTATCGCACACCACACGGAACACTTTAGACGGCTGTTTCTTGCCTGATGATGGGGGTACGACTAACTTGCCTTGCAGGTTCACTTCTATTCCCTCTGACCGTTCCTCTATCTCCTTTGCCTCACGTTCTGTCAGTTCAAACGCCACCCATTCAGGATAACGACCCGCTAATTGGTAGTCGTAAATCTGCATGATGGACTTAAACGTAGGGCATGGTCTGCCATACTCGTCCATCTCCAACCACATCAAACCTTCGGGGTCTGTAAAGAAAGCAGGTTGTAACACCTGTCTTATAAAGTTCTTCAACGAATCACGGTAGTAGCATTGACCTAGCCACATCTTGAACTCACTCGCTTGGTCGGGTGTGCGTAAAGTGTAATTCTCAACGCCACCTTTAGCCGTGTATATCTTGTTCACGGGCATCATGACCCTGTGAACTATATCCCTATTCGACATACCGAGCTTTCGCCTTGATGCAGCATAGGTGTCCCGTTCAAATTCCTTTATTGGTGTGATAAGGTCGGCAGCACCTACGCCCGTGACGTGGGCTTTAATTATCTCATGCTTTTCACGCTTGAGTTTGATGGCTTTCCCGTTCGGGTTGTCCCGTATAATTGCCTTAGCTTGTATGTCTGATAGCGTCATTACTTAATCAAGCTATTTTTAGCCTTTAATTGCAAAAATACAGATTTTATACATTCCTCACGCTTCGAGGTGGTAAAATTGTGTATTTCTTGTAATGTTTCGTGAAATGAGCGAATAAACTCGATGTAATCCCATTCGATTGCATCGGGGATAATGTCAATAGCGAACGCACATATCTTCTGCAATATGCCCCATTCCAGTTCTTTCATGGGCTTGTTATTCAGTTCGATGTATGTGTCGAAGTCCATGCCGAACGATGCGAATGAACGGATTGTAAGCATACGTGTGCGAGCAAAGTCGAACTTACCCACTTCGGGGTACTTTTCGGGCTTGTACCCTGTTGTTGCCGTGTCAAAAGCTTTAGCGAATTCAGGCGTAGATAGTATCTGTTGCCTTTGTTGTGGTGTTATCTGTATCATAAGTTATCGTATTACTGCGAATCGCATTTTAGTCCTCACATCGAACACCTGACGCATCAGTAGCATATCGAGGTAATCGGGTGAACGTCCTAACAGTTCTTTCATTTGGTCTTTCTTGATAATCCGTTTCTTGCCTTCGTCATTATCCACGCTGTCCGACTTCAAAACGCTAAGTTCGTCAATTATTCTCTGTTTCTGCTCATCCGAACAAATTATTTTTATCAACCGTTTGTTTATCTTCTCGGCTAACTTATACGCACATTCTGATTTCAGGTTCACATATTCAGCATCGTTAGCCTTTGCTCCACCGTGAAACTCCTTAATCCCGTTGAGGTAGCTTTCCAAATACGCACCTAATCCGTCACTATCGGCAACGGTCTTGCTACGTGGCACACCATGCGTTACCATAAGCTGCTGTAATGCCTGCTGTATTTCCTTTCCTGTGGCTTTTGTCTTGTCAAGGGCTATCTCTACCACATCACCATCCCACACGCCTGCAACAAACCTGTCACGCCCCTGCATAGCTAAGTCGGCACTGATGGACTTATCGCCTGTTGGTCTGATATGGTCGTTCGTGAACGCATCACAGATAGCATCGTAGTCACACAGCACAGTCGGGTCATCGTCAAACTCCCAGTTGCCGAAAAGTAGCCGTTCTTTCTGATTTCGGTCAAGTGTACGGTTGAGGTTCTCTAAGTACCCATCAGGCAGCATCTTGTTATCCTGTGGGAACGCCTGAATAAATCGCTTCCACGGATCGAGCGAACCGTCCTTGTATGGTCGGTAGTAGTCCGAGTACAGGTAGTTCTTAGCAGGGTTGCACGTTTGCAGTAGTTTCGGTGTTAGCTTATACGTGTCGTTCTTCCAGCGTCCGATACTCGCTGCAAGGTTGTTCTTTGCCGCTTTCTCAAATTCACCCGCTTCTTCTATCCATCCCCGTGTCATCTGCATTGAACCGAATCGCATGTACAGGGGGTCGGATGGCAGGTAGTTAGCCGATAGCATGTACACCCTGCTGCCGTTTTTCAACTGAAAGAAGTTATCCTGCCCGTTGTATGTGTACATTGTGGGTGGTATGCCCCAGTGATTTAGCACCTCATGCACCGATGGTATGGTGAACTTACGTAAGTCTGTCAGGCTTGAACGGGCTATGAAGTAGTACGTGTTCGGGTGTAGGAACGCATCACCGAATATAAGCGAGCAGCCTAAGAACGATTTACCTGAACCTTTAGAACCGCCATACACAATATCAGTAACGGAAGAATTGAGCCACGCACGGGCTACGTCCTTCTGTTTCTCATTGCCGTTTGTGTTGAAGATTAATTCCAATTACACTATTTTCATTCCCGTAATCTGCACGTCCACGTTGCCAGTGTGTTCGATTTTGTCCCCGTATTTTTTGGGGGCGAGTTTGGACGCTGCCCACTTCCTTGCGTCTACACGTAGCTTGGCTCGCTGAACGGCTGCGGCGTTCCCCTGCTGACCAAATTCACCATCAAGCAGGTCTTTTGCTTCATCGTCTGCAATCTCGATTATTTCCTCAAACATCGCATCGGCTTGCATAGTCTTCGCGCGTGCGTATTTGTCCGTAAATTCTTGATATTTACCACTTGCTAACCAATCAAGCACAGCAGATACGCTCAAGTTCAACTCATTGCAGATTGAGCGCAAACTCTTTGAAGTTGTTGCCGTCAGTTCGCAAATAGTATCTGCTATTTCGGGTGTATATTTCGATGGTCTGCCTGCCATTCCCCAAAGTTACAACCTAATCCGATACGGTGATACGTTATGAAAAGAAATATACAAGAATTATTTTGTTAGTAATTATTTTGTGTTTATCTTTGTGGAACAAAACCAAAGGATATGAAAAACACAAAGGTTAACTACGCA